ACCATTTACAAGCTGGCGGCTGGTCTCGGTGATGACCCGCTTGTGCTGCTTCTGCCCATCGGACAGCACTTCGTTGGTGGTCTGGGTGGTGCGTGTCACCTTACCCAGCACCTCGGTCACAGTGTCGGCGTAGGAGCTGACCACAGAAGCCGCTGTGGCGGTCTTGGACGCTGCCGCAGCAGCTGCATCCCCGGACTTGGTATAGGCCGGGATAGCGATATCCGCTACGTTCTGCGCACTTTCGGCAAGCTCTGTGTTAGAATCGATCCAGTCACCGAAGCTAGGCTTGCTGCCGGAGGCTGTTTCGGCCACAGTAAATCCTGCTGTGGCCGCTGTGGCAATATTTTTTGCCAGATTCTCCTTGCCGGTCAGCCCGTTGATAAAGTTCTGCCAGAGAGTTTTGCCCCACTGCACCGCCTGCGAGGGCAGGCTCTTGAGCCAGTTGAGTGCACTGGAAAATCCCCCCTTGAAGGCTTTCAGCATTTGGGATCCCATGCTCTTCACGCCGTTGGCCACACCTGTCAGGATGTTTTTGCCGATGTTCAGCCAGTTGACGGCAGAAATTGCCGACAGCACGGCCTGCAAGATCTTTTTCCAGTTGGCCAGCAGCGCAGGCACAGCCTTTGCGATACCAACGACCAGCTGCAGGACAATGGCAACGCCCTGCGCCAGAACCTTGGGCATATTATCATTGATGATCCCGCACAGATCGATGATCATATCCGGCACATAAGCGATCAGCTGCGGCAGACCTGTAAGCAGTCCATTGAGCAGCTGGGCGATCATATTCAGTCCGGCATCCACAAATGCCCCGGCGTTTGCCCGCAAATCCTTGGTAAAATTCAGCAGTTGAGGCAAGGCAGTGGATAAAAACTCGGGGATGCCTTGGGCAAAGCCTGCCGCAAGAGAGCCAATCAGCTGTGTGCCGGCTTGCAGGATCTGCGGCACAAGGTCGTAGAGCATCTGTGGGATGCCTGTCAGCAGGTTGCCAAGCATGGGCAGCAGGTTATCCACAAGAAAGGTCTGTGCCGTGTCGGCCAGCGCCTGCAGCGGCTCGGTGAGGTCTGCGCCGGTGGACCAGTTGCCCATCACGTTTTCCGCAGCTGCCTTCATGGCGGCAAAGCTGCCAGTCAACGTGGTAGACGCCTCTTCTGCCGTAGATCCGGCAATATCCAGCTGCTGCTGGATGACATGGATCGCCCTGTACATATCTGCCAGGTTGCCCAGGTCATAATGCACGCCGGAGAATTTTTCTGCATCGGCCAACAGCCGCTGCATCTCGGCCTGTGTGCCGCCGTAGCCGAGCTTGAGGTTGTCCAGCATGGTGTAATTCTGCTTGGCAAAGCCCTGGTAGGCGTTCTGGATGGATGCCAGATCCGTGCCCATCTTGTTGGCGTTGTCGGCCATATCCACCATGGCCATATTGGCCAGGTGCGCAGCAGCATCCGTATCCTGGCTTACGCTGGACAGCAGGCTGGCGGCAACGCCGTTGACCTGCTCCATGTAGGCGTTGGCCGACAGTCCCGCTGTCCGGTATGCCTGCGCAGCGTAGGTCATGACGGTGTCAGCGCTGGTCTTGAATAGCGTCTTTGTGCCGCCGATGCTCTGCTGTAATGCACCGCCAAGGTTCAGCGCATCCAGCAGCACTTTGCCAATGCCAGCAGTGGCCAGCGTCTTTTTCAGGGTCCCCGCCAGTTTAGTGCCCAGCTGAGCACCGGCGCTGTCTCCGGCAGCGGCAGCTTCTCCGCCCATGATCTGGGCAATGCTGCCCTGGATACCTTCTGCCGAGGGCACGATCTGGACATACGCCTTTGCTAAGTTGATCCCGGAGCTCATGCTTCACCTCCTTCCGCGGCCCGCATTGCCGCCTCAAATTCTACCGGGGTGGCAAACGACTGGATCTCCGATGGGGTCTCAAGATCCAGGGAACTGCCCAGCAGCATCTTGACAAGGGAAGCCGGTGCTTCTCCCGGACTGCCGCAGAGCCTCCATTCCAGCCGGTGCAGGGCATCCACGATAGATGCCTGCATCAGCTCATTTGTGGTCGCTGTCTCCCCGGATAGTTTACGCCGGCTGCGGCTGTCCTCTGGCAGCCCCGCAGCCAGGGTAGCTGCCAGCCGTACCGGCAGTGTGCGCCAGGCCAGCACATGGTAGTACTGTGCCAGATCGCAGGTTAGAGCATCCTCATCCGATGCGATCAGTTCGGCGAGGAGGCAGAGTTTTTTCCGGCTGCAAAGCTCGCAAGCAGCTCACCGATCGCTGTCGCCACCGCCATCAGGGGCACACGGCCGTTTTTATCCGCCAGATGCTCCAGCAGCCGCTCCTTGTTCTGCTCGCCCAGGAGCCTGTCCACAGCGTCGATCAGCCGGGAGCCATCCTTCTCCATCTTGGCCAGATCATCGACCAAACGGTAATCCAGCACATCCTCCTCCAGCTCCACAGTAAAACCATCGGTCGTTTTTGCAATGATCATTGTTATCCTCCTTACTTGCCTGCGGCGATCATGTATTCATGGTGGGTGTCGCCGTTCTCATCCGGCACAGCAGAGATCGTGGTCTCGTAGCCAACGGGGGTCTTGTCGTCATATGTGATATCGCCCACAGAGGTCACACCTGCATAAGGGATGACTACCCGCTTTTTCGCTTTGTTCCGCAGCACCATCTCGATGACCCAAGCGCAGAGCGGCTGCTCGGCTGCATTGGACTTTACAGCGATGCCGGCCTCCAGCGTGCCGGTAACATTTTCGTCCCCATACACGGCCTTGAGAACCTCCGGGTCCGTTGCTTCAATGAGGGTGAATTTCCAGGTGTCCGGCTTTTCTCCCATCGTACTCAGCACCGTATCTCCGCCCCACGCGGCGGTATTTTCACCGGACGGGCTGTTGGAGTTGACCGCACCGGCGGCCGAAATGTACCCCAGAGACTTGAACGCTTCGTTCAGCTCGGTTTTGGCATCGGTAGGCAGCGGTGTGCCCAGCGGTGCGCGCCAGACGGCGCCGCCAACCTTGGGCTTTGCTGCGGTCACATTTTTTGCACTTGCCATACTCGGCTCCTTTCAGTAATGCACGATATCAAAAACAGCCTGATACCGTGGCTTTTTTCTTGTTGTGTCCGGGAAGTTATAGTCGGTATTCAGTGTGCAGGAGGCAAGCTCCGGCAGAGTGTCTGCTTCCAGCATGGCCTGTACCACCTGGTGATTCAGCCGGGCAGCCTCATAATCGCTGCTGCCATAGGACTGCACCGCCAGTGTGGCAAAAAACAGACCGTCCTCATAGCCAGAGCCGGTCTTTTCCAGTACACAAAAATTGCCGGAGGGATGCTCCGGCACAGACATATAACACGGGACGATAAGTTTGCCGGATAAGTAGTCCAGCAGGATCTCTTCCATCATTTCAGCGCCTTTAAAATAGAGTTGGTGTCGGCGTTCTCCTTGCGGGCGGCAGGGCTTTCGGCGCTCAACTTTGCCACCACACGGGTCTTCGCCTTGTAATAACTGGCCTTGTACCCCTCGCCCAGCCGGTTCTGCGCCGCAAAGGCAATGCCGGTCAGGGCGTTTTCCATCTCCGGACTTTGCAGCAGCTGCCGCACGCCCTTACGGTTCAGCTTGATGGACACCTTACTCATACCGCTCCACCTGTACTTTCTTGTTCCAACGCAGTGGGACCATGGCTTCGATCCCCTGCACGACCCCGCCGCAGGTGCGGAACTCCTGCCCGAAGAAGGATACCCGCACATCGTTCCAGTTGTGCGTGTCGCCTTTGGGGATAGCGAGAGTATACGCTATGCGCCGCCCGGTCAGCTGCAGCTCGGTGGCAACTTCTTCGGCAGCGGGCTGCCCCACCAGCACATTGTGCACGGTGACAGGGTTTTCTTCGTAGATGGGATCATGGAAGCCATCCTCACCGATCTTGGTCTTTTCATACAGGGTGACATCAATGCCTTTCAACATAAGTCCTCCAAAGGGCTGTGTGCGCCCAGACGGCTGCCCACGCCCAGCAGTTTCTTTTCCAGCTTGGACAGATACAGCTCGCCGGCAGAGCCGCCGCTCATGGTCCAGCTCTGGGAGTAGCCCAGCGCGGTGGCGCTGCCCTGCGTTGCCCCCATGGGGAAGCTGACGCCCGTGCTGTCATCCTCGCCCAGCTGACGGCGCACCATCCGGCAGGACACCAGCCGCTTGCGGTCAGCATCCGCAGACGGATTGTATGCGTCAATGATAAGCGCCGCCTCGGCCAGCAAGGCAGCGCACCGGTCACGTTCTTCGGCAGACAGCGGGCGGAACCCCACTTCCACGTCCAGCCATTCCGCATAGGTCATGGCAGGGCCTCATCAGACAGGAGCTTCGACACGCTTGATGTACAAAGTCTGGGGCTTAGAGACCTTCAGGCCATACACCTTGCGGCCCTGCACAGCAGACGCACCGATGTACTTGCCGGAGCCGGACAGATCCTGCAGGTGTACAGGGGTCTGCCACGCCATCACACGGTGGCACCAGTTGGGATGACCGGCGATAAACTCGGTGGTGGTCTTTTTGCTGCCCACACGGGTGGTGGACTCGTAGTCCATGTTGTTGCTCTCAAACACGTTAAAGCCTGCGATGCGGCCCACAACGCCCTGCTGCACCAGAGTCTGGGACAGGTCGCCCTGCTTGATGAAGTGCTCGTCCAGCATCAGCACCTCCAGATATTCAGGAGATGCGATGAGGAAGCGCCCCTCATTGGGCACGCCCTTGCGGCTCAGCACCCGCTTGGCTTCCAGTGCCAGCTTGTAGGCATTGGTCTCTGTGGCCGCTGTTTTAGTAGCGCTGATCGTTGCGCCAGATGCACCTTCCAGCGCATTGATGGACTTTTTGTCGATGGACAGCGCCAGGGAGTAACCGGCACTATCCAGCCGGTCTGCCACGATACCATCGGGCACGCTGGCTGCATCATACCCATCGATCAGCTCGTTTACAGCCTCATCGTGGTCAATGTTCAGGTCCAGATAGGTGGTGGTGCCCGCATCGGCTGCAACGCCGTTGGCCTTATCGTACTCCTTGACCGCCACCTCGGTGTCACGCACCGGGATCTTGACCTTGCCGGAAACGGGGGTGCCTTCGTAGCGGTCATTAAAGATGAGACCGTCACGGGTCACCAGTGTGCTGCGCAGCTTTGCGTCCACAAGCGCAGCCCAGCGTTCCTGATTTGCGTGTGCCATAAAATACCTCTCTTTCTTCGTGCAGATGCACAGGTCAAACTTTCAGATTCGGGTTGAGTTTCGTAAATGCAGTCAGAACTCCGTCCGACTGGCTCGGGAGATGATCCGGAGTGCCTCCATCCCTTACCGCAGGGTATCCGGCAGCCATAGCCTCCCCAAAAGCCCAGGGGTTTGCCTTGGCGGCTTCGTCCAGCGCCTTGGCGATGTCGGCAGTACGGTCGGCAGAGCCTTTCAGGCCGTCCACGTCCAGCAAGGCACGCACGGCCTTGACGCTGCGGCCCTTCTTGCCGAGGATAGCGGTGTCCAGGGCATTATCAAAGGCAAAGCCGTCGGCCTGGGCCTGCATATCCCCCCGGAGTTTTGCAAGCTCAGCCTCGTACTCTTCCGGCTTCTTTTTGCCTTCAAAGGCGGCAAGGCCGTCCTGGGCAGTCTTGAGCTGTGCCTGGACGCTGGTAAGCTGGGTCTTGTACTGCTCCGCAGCAGTCTTTTCCCGGTTGATGTCTGTGCCGTTCTCCTGCATGAGCCAGTTCAGCTGCTCCTCGGTAATGCCGGGGATCTTGTTCTTCAC